ATTTCTGCTGTCTGTCTGTGAAAGTCTAAACCTTTTATAAATGCTTGTTGTACCTCTTCAGCACCCTCGTTTTTGTTTAGTATTGCAAAGTGTGTAAGTATGCGTGGTTCCTGTTGTGAATAGTCTGCTGACAACCAATATTCTCCTGGTTCAGGTATAAACAGTTTACGTAACTCTGATCCGTATTCGTTTCTTATTGGCATTTGTTGTAAGTTTGGTGCGTACATAGAGAATCTACCAGTTACTGTGCCACCATTATCACCACGTATTTGATTTATGTGTGCGTGTAATCTGCCCTCGTGTATGTGTTTAGATATACCATCTATGAATGTGCCTTGTAGTTTATTGAGAACACGTGCTTTTGTTATCATTCTAGGTAACTCATGACTGTGCGTATCTAAAAATGTTTGTGTAAAACTAGGTGCACCAAGTGCTGTGCGTGGATATTCTAAGTTAACATTATCAAATGCCTGGGCCACAGACCGTGCTGCAAAGATCTGCACATCCTGTCCAACTATATCTTTTATTCTTTTTAGATAAGTTTTCTCTTTGTTTCTCAACTTTGTTTTAAGTCCTTGAGCTCTATCCATGTCAACTCTTACACCACGTTTAGTCATGTTGTAGATAACTCTTATCAATCTACACTCCACATCATATACTTTTGTCAAATCATTCTTTTCTATTTCAGCTATAAATCTTTCGTGTAAACGCCATGTAAGTTTTGCATCAGCTTCTGCATACTCACCTACAAACTCTGCAGGTAGTTTATACATATCAGCTTTAGGATCTAAACCTAACTCTTCTGCTTTTGCTTTCAACAATGACTCGTTCTTAAATTCACCAAGATATTCTGCAACCATGCTGTTCAATGTAAATGAGTATCTATTTTCATTTAACAGCGCAGCAGCTATCATTGTATCGTGTATGTAGCCTTTTATTTCTATGCCTAACACACTCAACCAACCAATGTCATACTGTGCGTTGTGAAATACTTTTTGTATAGACTCATCTTCACATATACCTTTTATGTATTTTACTATGTGTTCTTTGTCCATGTTGCCACCACCCTCATGATCAATAGGATAGTAAGCTGTAAAGTCACCACTAGATATCGCTATACCTATGACCTTGCCCATCTTTCTTGGCCAACCAGGACCCATCTTCTTTAGTTCTGTATCACAAGTTTCTAAATCTATGGCAACAACCTCTTTGCCTTTCATTGATGGAAACTCTGTGGGATGTAACCACTCTGCTTTTACTTCGTTCTTTTTAAAAAGATCCGCTGTCATCTATCTCACCTGCTATTGCTGCATAACCTGCTATGTCAACAAAGTTATCTATATTAAATTTTTTACCTTTGTTATTTCTAGATATCTTCAATAGTATCATCATCAAAGCTACATCACTAGGCGTGATATTAGCCATTGGTTTCAACTTATCATCTAAAAATATATTCCAATACTCTGCAATATCTGCATGATTTTTGTAAGCATCGCCGTGTGATAAATTTCTATCTCTAGATATTATCCTACTAGCTTCAGCTAATATTTCTTCTTTGGTCATATTATAAATCCTCTTTCTTTTTGTGGTTCAATTATATGTAGAGATTTTTTGGCACGCGTTACTCCTACATAAAATACTCTATTTGTGTCATCAGAATCAACTTCCATTTCATCCTGATTAGCACGTGATAGATCTGTCATTAGCACTACGTTATCACACTCACCACCTTTTGATTTGTGCACTGTGCTTAAATTTATTCTTGGTTTCTTGTCTAGACCACCATGTAGTTCTAGAGATTGTAAATAAGATTTTTCTGTATCACCCATAGATTTAAAAGTAACATCCCAAGGTTGACCAGAATTAATCAAACCATGATGCATCACTAGTTCTTCAAGACTGTAAGATTTATTTTCTTCTAACGTCTTACCACCTTTATAGCCTCTTTCTATATCTTCGCCAACTTTTAAATTAGAATATATAGCCATGACATCAGAGTAAGATATTGTTTGATCTTCTAGTCTTTTCCATGCACTTACAGCTTTAATTAAATTTTCTTTTATGGGTAATTTATTATCTACAGTGTAAGGCAACCCTAAATTTTTTAAGTCCATTTGTAATTCATCTAACATGTAACCGCATGTTGCAAGAGCCAACCAGTTGCCCTCACTCATGTCAACAAATCTAGCATCTTGATGAAATCTAACTTCTCCTTCTACATCTCTTGGCTTCCATTGTTTTGGTCTTCTCTTATTTATTCTGCTTACAATGTTGTCCGCTATTTTGTGAACAGAAAGAGGACATCTATATGATTGTTTCAATACACTAACCTCACCATCCATGTTTATAAGATGCTCTACATCTGCACCCATCCATCTAAATATAGCTTGATCATCATCACCACTGACATAAACTCTTTTACTATTCTCCCATATCTTCTTACACATTCTCCATTGTAATCTTGTAAGATCCTGTGCTTCGTCTACTATAACCACATCCAAAGGTGGTGTGCTGCCAAACTCTACAAACTGTGTGAGCATATCTGTAAAATCAAACTTGTTGTAAGTTTGTTTGTAATCTTCAAACGAACGATAAGCCCACAACAATTCATCCCAAGCATAATCTAAATTAGAATTATTATAGAACTCCTGCAGCTCCTGGTCTTGCATCTTTGATTTGTTTATGTCTCTTAGATATTTGTTGTCAGTTGTAACAATACCATTGTCTTCCCAATCAGCTGTCACTCTTTTCAACTCTACACCATACTTGTCAGAAAACTCACCGTAATCTTTACTGTCCATTATTTCAGATTTTGTAAAACCCATTTGTCTTTTACCAAATGCATGTAGTGTACAAAAGTATGGTAGATCTTTATCTGTAAGATTAAACTTTGCCTTTGCCCTGTCACGTGCCTCGTTTGTTGCCTTTGTTGTAAAACTAACAAAAGCTATTCTGTCAGGTGCAGTGCCATCTTTAAGCTCCTGGTCCACGATCCGCAGTAGGTTTTCAGTTTTACCTGTGCCTGGTGGTCCAAGTATTATCTTAATCTTACTGTGCATCTGCCGTCCTTTCCTACAAATATAAATTTCATCTTCAATCTTTTTTGTTCTTGTGTCAGTCTTCTAAATATACGTGTGCCAGGTCTCCATGTTTTACGATAACTTTCACTCTTTACATCGTATATTTCAACTCTACCTTGCTCATCTATTGCTATAAGATCTGCTGGACCAAGACCATGTAAATTTTTAAATACAAAAAATCCTTGTTCTATCAAATACAGTATTGCTATTTGTTCACTCTGCATTCCTTTTTTTAGTTTTGGTAATTTAGAACGGCGTCGCATTTTGTTTCCTCACTTCATGTTCTGATTCTTGTTCATCAAAAGATGGCACACCCCACGTATTGACACCTTTACCTTTTAGTTTCCAAAACTTATGCTCACCATTTATCTTACGTAACTCAGCTATTATCTGTCCTGTGTTACTGTAGTGTGTGAACTTGTTTCTTATCAAGTATGCATGTAAGTCTTGCAATCTAAAATATATCATACCATTCTCTGTGTATGGTTTACGTAATAGTATATCTTCTTTGACTAAGCCTTGTGACCGACCAGTACAAAACTCCTGGAGGTGAGCTAGAAACTGGCCGGACACAGATCCGTCGTTTGACACAGGAATCTTAAGAGCAGTTTGCATCTTACTATTCACTAGTTGTTGCCAATCGGACGCCTTCATCAAAGGAGGCATCATGGTTAATACTTCCATGACTCTCTTTTGAAACTTTGTTTGTATTTGTAATTCTTCTGTTGTTAATTGTATCTTGAGATCATCTTCACTGTCATCTGTTGGTATTTCTAAAAACCATATTGGTGGTTCTGTTTCTAACTTTGATAGTGCACCAAGTTGTTGTGATACATTCTCTGCACCAACACCGTGCTTTCTAGTTTTACACACATTAACATTACAAAAAGAACTAATTGGTTGATCTTTACATTTGTATTGATAACCTTTTTTATTAAGCTGTGATACAACTGTAGCAACTTCTTTGTGATCCAAAGGTGGTTGCATATACTTTTGATTGTATTCCTCTAACAGTCTTTCCCAATTGTCTGGATCAAACTTTTTTGTATACACACCTATGTTGAACAATCCGTTGTTGCGTGTACCAGGAGGAAAACCTTGACCACATAGTGCCTGTAGACAAGGTGGGCCATCTTTTATAATGTCCTCATCTTTACTTCCTCCAATGTCATCTATGTTATCTACAACGTTTCTATCATAGATTTCATAGAACTCTTCTAATGATGCAGTTGTGCCATTCTCTTTCAATGCATAACGAACTGACTTGTTACCATTGTAGTATGGTAAGTTTAAAAAATTACCTAGATCACCTTTTTCTAATGATATGCTAGATTGTTTTGGAAATATTTCTGATTGTGAATGACCTATCAATGCAGCCATTTGTGTTAATTTGTTTCTAATTAATTTTGATGCTATGGTTTTTTTCATGAATATAAATAAGTGAGCACCACCACTTTTTGATTTACAATATACTAATGGTAAATTTAATTTTTTTATTTTTTTGAATAATGCAGAATGATCAAGAGGATAATCGTCAACATCAATACATCCCCACTTAGTAGTATTGTCAGCCCTAATAGGAATAATCCCAAGAGACGGACCCTCACCCTCCAAATGTTTTTGCCAAAGCTCATCGGTAACCTCCTGCCTCACGATATATGATTTACCCTGTTGCTTGCCGTCAGCACGCGAGCCGTTAGGCTGGTGCTGACCATAAGCTACGTCTAAACCCTCAAATATAGACTTAAATTTCTCAACTTCCACGAACCCTCCAGTTCCTTTTTATAAATTAAAACGGTACTGATTCTTCGCTTGGTTTTTCTTCTGATATTAGTTTAGGGGATTCAGGCTTTGCATCCAC